AGTAGTGGTAAATGCTGATTAAATTGAGAACAAAGGTAAAGGTTAACCTCTCATTCACGCAGTAACCTTGAAAGACCCATATCTACTATAGATGGTGCTAATGTAAAATGGAACAATGTGGTAACATTTGACACCCATATTGTTCCCAGAAGTATGTAAAATCGAACATGCTTTGGCAAACAATCGTAATGAGATAGTCCTCATTTAACCAAACCCAACAGTAAGAACCTGTAGTCAAGTAGGTTTTGAATTACATAGGTGTACAACTATGTAAACGGTCACATANAGCAGGCTATTGCTTATGTNTTCATTTTTTTGTACATTTAAAGCATTGATTTGTTGACATNTGTTAGCCATTATACAACACGAGGGTTCGATTCCCTCCACCTCCACTANAGTATTAATAATATGGGGGTGACTGGTTTTGACTGTATAACAGGAACNTAGAGAGAATCATACTCGGTAACTGGCAAAGTTATCAACCTATTTTCTGCTCCAGTTAGACTGGCAGCATAAAACGCCTTGAGGAGTGAGCGACATCACTCCTCTTTTTTATTTAAAAATCTAAACTCAAATGAAACATAAAGTAATAATCCTAGAACAAATGAAAACAAGAAAACTATTTAGATTAAATTTTGACTTTACTCGCACATTTCAATTGCTACCTAATATTATGGGAGTAAAGAATGAGGGTATTTTTATTGTATTACCTTTTTACGGAACAATTATTATATCATAATGAAGAAACTTATAAATTATCTATTTCCACCTGTATTAATAGATGAAATTGTATTACCAACAGGTATAATATGTAGACATTACAAAAATAAACTCACACATAATATAACTATTAAAGTATTTAAAAATGATAGACCACAATGAAGACAACTTAGAAGACGCTTTTGGTATTAGAGATAGCTTTAAATCAGAAGTTAAAGATGCACTATTTGAATATATTAGATCAAATCAAGGTTTAACAGGTAAAAAATCTCATTTAATAGAGTATATAATATCTGCTATAGGTGTAAAAGGAGAAGGAGAAATGTTTATGCTTGGTAGTTACCTTAAAGAGTTTGAAATGATTGTAGACATGAAAGAGAAAGTAAGTGATCTAATGTCTAGTCATTTACCTACTAAAGTAAAGTTTGCAAAAGATGAATTTGTTAAATATTTAAATGAAGATGGAAATGACTTCTAATATAAACCTTAAAGACATTAATAAACTTCGAGAAAGATTAGAAAAACTTGAAGAGTTAAAAGAAACCTCTGGTAAACTTATTGAAATAGCAGAGTATGTACTAGACAAAGAATGCCCTTTTGAGTTTGACTTAAAGATATGCATAACTAAAGAGAAATCTAAAGACTCTGAATCTGATATAACATTAGATATGGACCCTGAATCTTTTTCAAATCCGCAAGACTTCTTGGAGAATCTTTACAAAATGAACGATAAGATAAACAATAAAGAAAAAGCAGAAAAAGAAACAATACGATTATCTCTTAATAGTATATCAAATAAAACTTTCTTAGCTATTCTTGAAAAACTAGTAGTAGATGTTAAACAATCAATAAATAATAACTTCAATAATATAAAACTAAATGGATAACGTAGGAATACTATTAATAATAACAGCCACTATAGGTGTTTTAACAATATTTACAATTATTGCAGGCTTAATAATTAAAAAAGATAAATACGAAGATATTAATGCATTAAAAGAATTAGAGTATTCAGGATTAGATCTTTTTGCATATGACACAGAGCTACATCTTTGCTCTAAACGTGCTCAAAAAGTATTAATGGACTTAGGAGTTGACACGCCAAGTAAATTAAAAACACTCACTACAGATAAACTCTTAGCAACTAAAGGATGTGGTCCTTCAACTGTTAAAGAGATAAAAGTTCTGGCTAATGGATTTGATATTTTTATTGTATAAACTCATAATCTCCCAGTGGCGATAAGGCATTACTAGCATACCGTTGGTCACTCAAGTCCCTGCATAACTCAAAGCTGGGAGATTTAATATTTAAAACATGATAACATATAAAGAATTTCAAATAAAAGTAATGACAGATGTATTTAAAAAGAAGGCTCAAAATGAATTTGAACCATCTTTATATATGCTGACTAAAGAAGATAGAAATAAAATAGGCCCTCTTCCTATGGAAATATTTGACCAAAGAGATGTAATTGCAAATATATGCAGAGAAATGAACAAATTAGCAGGCTCTAAATATTGTTGTTTTGTTTCTGAATGTAACTTTACTAAAGTAAATGAAGATCAATGTAACAAAATAGGATTAGATTATGATAAGCTTAATGCAGACAATATGACAATAGATGATATTGAAAAACTAAGATCAATAGCAATTGATGCTGTTGTTTTTAATTTTGAATCTCTTACTGATGATTCTCATATAAATCTGTTTAAAAACGTCAATGGACACTATTTACCTGCAGAAGACATAAACCAAGACAAAGACGTAGAAGAAATGTCAAGCGTCTTTTCAAATTTACTTTGCAAATGATATATTTTATAGGACCTGACAGTGCTGTGCCTTACACACACTGTCAAACATGTAAAATTGAAGACGTAGTTCGATATTGCTCTAGTAAAAAATATCTTGGTGTTGACACTGAAACTGAAGGATTAGATTTTTTAACTAAGAAAATGATAATGTTTCAGATTGGTGATAAAGAACATCAATTTGTTATTGATACTAGAGCAGTTTCAATTGAGCCTTTACGTGCTGTACTTGAAAATCCTGATATTATTAAGATTCTTCATAACTCTAAGTTTGATTATAAAATGATTAAACGATGGGGAAATATAGAATTAGAAGGTATATGGGACACAATGCTTGCTGAGCAAGTTATTCATTGCGGTAAACAAAATCCTGGGTATTCTTTACTAGCATTATGCGATAGATATTTAGGAATAAGACTTAATAAAGAGCCTCGTAATAAATTTATTGGGCTGGAGGGTAAACCATTTGATGAGACTCAGATAGTTTATGGTGCTAAAGATGTTGAGTATCTAATTGGGATTAGACGTAAACAAGATATTACTATAATTACAAAAGGTCTTGCAAATACGATAGATCTTGAAAATAAAGCTGCTCTTGCATTTGCAGATATTGAATACAATGGTATTCCAATTGACCAAGATAAATGGAGAGAGATATCTAAAGACTCTAGTAAACAGGCAGTTATATTAGAAAAAGAGCTTGATAATGAGATACTAACTAATCCTAAATTAAAAAGATTTCTTAGTAAATATATTCAAGTAGAGCTTTTTACACCCATAAAAGAACTAAGAAGAGTAGACGTTAATTGGTCTAGCCCAATGCAGGTATTGGCAGTTCTTAAAACATTTGTGCCTTCTCTTGATAACGTAAACGGTAAAGAGCTTTATAAGTATAAATATAAGTTCCCTTTAATAGGTAAATATATTGACTATAAAGAAAAAATGAAACTGTCTACTAGTTATGGCGAAGGATTCTTAGATAATGTACGTATTGATGGTGCTATCCACACTTCATTTAATCAGATCTTAAACACAGGTCGCGTAGCAAGTAACACTCCTAACATGCAGCAGATACCTGCTAACAATAAGTTTAGGAATTGCTTTGCTCCAAGTGATAAAGATTATGTATTTGTCTCAGCAGATTATAGCTCGCAAGAGTTGTGTATCATAGCTGAAGGGTCAAAAGACCCTGTATGGCGTGATGTTCTAGAAAAAGGACAAGATTTACATAGTGTCTGTGCCGATCTGGTTTATGGAGATGAGTGGTTAACAAGTGCGGAGGATGGGTGCGCTTATCTTTCTAATAAAGAAAAGTGTACCTGTCCAAAGCATAAAACGCTAAGAACTAATGTAAAGACTATTAATTTTGGTCTTGCATATGGCATGGGGCCACATAAATTATCTTGGACTCTTAATATTACACAAACTGAGGCTACTGATTTAATTGATAAATATTTTAAAGCTTTTCCTTCTATTGGAAAGTTCTTAGAATCTCTTGGAAATTACGGTACAAGTCATGGTTTTATTAAGACATATGGCCCTATTAGGCGTATAAGACATTTTGATAATTGGTCTCCAAATCTTATAAATGGTATGGATGGGGCTGCCTTTAAACTACTAGGCAGTATAGAACGTGCTTCTAAAAATACTCCTATCCAGGGAACTGGTGCAGATATGACTAAGCTCGCAATGATAAATATTCGTGAGTTTATCAAACAAAACAATGTACCTGTTAAAATGGTTATGACTGTTCACGACCAAATAGATACGCTATGCCATAAAGACTATGCAGATGAATGGCGTAGTAAAATGTCAGAACTCATGGAGGCTGCGGCTGCTGTTATATTACCTTCAGGATTATTAAAAGCTGAGGCTAATATCAGCAATCAGTGGGAAAAATAATTATATTTACAAATCTTTAAATCTTATGGGACACATGAAAACTGTTCACTCACTCTATCATAGTATAGAGTTGAGGAATGATGAGTTGGAGTATTTTGACAAGATCGTCAAAGACGCTATTGACTCTGGAAATCAAACTATTTACTTTAAAAACGAAAAAATAGATACTAATTATGCGAAATATTTAATACAATACTATAAAAACAATGCAGACGGAACTCAATTTAAACGACCAGAAGGACAGTGAGCAACGGCATCATTTAAATGCTTGGGCTCAAAATAATTACAAGGGTACTTCTATTGCTGCGACTGGGCTAGGTAAAACTAGAATGGGAGTATTGGCAATTGCACATAGTATTAAAACTATGGGTAAAGCTCTTATAATTGTTCCTACTGAGAATTTAAGAGACAATGAATGGCAAAATGAATTTAACAAATGGGGACATAGTAATTTACTATCTCGTGTAGAATTTATGTGCATTCAATCTGCTTATAAATTAGAAAAGAATCACTGGGATATTGTAGTTGTGGACGAAGTCCACACTACACTATCTCATGAGTATAGAAAATTCTATAGTAATAATACTTGGGATAAAATATACTGCTTGACTGCCACTCCTCCTGAAAATGATGCTCATCTTGAGTTATTAGTTTCGTTTGCACCTATTGTTAGGAAAACAGATCTAAAGAAAGCAAACAATTTAGGTCTAGTTGCGGATCATAAAGTATATAACATAGGAATAAATTTTACCCCTATGGAAGCCCTTGAATACAATAGAATAGACGCTATTTATAACCAAGCAGCAGATAATTTAGGTGGTGCTTTAGTTGCATTTAAAAATGCATCAAAATGGAAAACGTCTAAAGATAGTTCAAAATCAAAATGGGCTAATATATTTTACATGGCAATGCAAAAAAGAAAGAACATTTGTTATAATGCTGCGGGTAAAATATCATTAGCTAAAGGTATTTTGGAGGCTTTTCCAGACAGAAAAGCTTTAGTATTCAGTGAGTCTATTCAATTTGCGGATAGGCTTCAAGAAATATTGGGAGATGAGTGTATTACGTTTCATAGTAAGCTAAGCAAGAAAGCAAGAGTTTTAGCGTTAGAAGAATTTGCAGATGATACCAACTCTAAAAGGGTTATAAGTTCTGTAAAAGCTTTAAATGCTGGATTTAATGTACCTGATTGCTCACTCGGAATATGTACTGCAGGTAGCTCTAAAGCTTTGGATAACATTCAAAGAAAAGGCAGAACACTGCGAGTGCAAGAGAATAAAAACTCTATATATGTGAATCTTTATGTTAAAGGTAGCCAAGAACTTAAATGGGTACGTAGAAGAACATCTAAAGATCATAATGTAAAATGGATTGATAATATTAACCAAATAACTATTTAAAATGAGAACATAAAATGATCGCTTTCGGAAAAACTTTTATGGATACGCTGAAAGAAGCTAATGTATCCTTGACACAGTATTTTATACTGTATTGTTACGTGTATGACAAAGAAGACTTACTGAAGATGCACGACAAGGAGTTCGGACCTTTCAAAGACGATGATTACTTTGCATTAAGAGCTAATAATTATATTACACTCTATAATGATGAATGGGTAGCAACTGATAACGGTGAAACTTTTATTAAAGATCATGTAGATAGCTATTCTGACCAAAAAGCTGACAACCCTTTCCTCTGGGTGAACAGAATTTGACAGAACTATCTGATGATATTTATAAAGAAGAATTTGCTAAATTTTTAGAAACGTATCCTACTAAAGTTATTCGCTCTAACGGGAGATCTGATTTTCTAAAAGAAGGTACAAAAGAGATAAGGAAACTTTATCTCAAATTTATACAAGACAAGCAAACTACTCCAGAAAATTTGCAATTAGCAATTCAATATTATGTGAAAACATATTCGGATAATGGTAATATGTCTTATATGAAAACTCTAAAGAATTGGCTTAGTCAAGAAATTTGGAAAGATGTGCTTAAATATAAAGAGAATATTAAAAGCTCAGGAGGAGATAAAATTGTTGATTATGGAGGAAAAATCGAATAGTAACAACTTAGAGTATAATCACATACAAAAAGCAAGTGATGATGCTTTAAAGTATATTGACTTAAGAAGAAAAGGTAAAATTCGCTCATTAAAAACTTGTTGGAAAAAGCTTAATTCTAAGCTAACAGGTGGATTCGAGTGGAGAACTATAACTACTATTGCTGGAATGTCTGGCTCTGGTAAATCTTCTATGGCTAATCAACTTGAGACTAGTCTCTTTGATGAAAACAAGCATGAGAAGTTCTCAGTACTGTCTTTTAATTTCGAGATGGTAGCATTTAAACAAGTAGGCAGGAAAATATCTTCTAAAATGGATAAAACTGTTACTGAATTATATTCAGGTAACTCTAATTTATCAGATGATGATTTTAAGAAAGCTGAAACGCATGTAAATACTGATATTAAGACTTATGATGTCTACTATGTGGATGTCCCTGGTTCAGTAGAAGAGATTTACAATACTATTTTGAAATTCCATACAGAACAGCAAAAAATAAAAGGTAAATACTATGGAACAGTTGTAATGTTAGACCATACTTTACTTACAAGAGGCGCACAAGGTGCCTCTGAACGTGAGGTATTATCTAGATTATATAAGATGTTTATGTTGCTAAAGAAGAAAATAAAATGTATCTTTATAGCACTAAGCCAACTAAATCGTGAAATAGAAAAGTCAGAAAGACTTACTAATCCTATGCAGAATTATCCTATGAAGAAGGATATATTCGGTAGTGACTCTGTCTTTCATGGCTCTGACTATGTAATTATTAGTCACAAACCTTTTATGCTAAACCTCCAAACATATGGACCACCTAAACTGCCTATTCTAAATCCATTAGATAATACACAAGCTATGATCTATTGGCATATAATTAAGAATAGGGATGGCGAAAGTGGTCTTGTGTTAAGCATGTTAGACAATTTAAAGCATAATAAAATCGAAGAATACCAACAAATAATAAAACCATAAATGAGCCAAGAAATATTAATTATAGGCGAGTCTGGTAGTGGTAAATCCACTAGCCTTGAAAAACTAGACCCAAAATCTACCTTTCTTATCAATGTTGCAAAGAAACCAATGCCTTTTAGAAGCTGGAAGAAGAGTTATTCTCTGCTTACAAAGGAAAACCCAACAGGTAATTATATAGCAACTGATAATGCGCCTACAATAGTCGCAACTCTTAAGCATGTAGATGCTAATATGCCTCATATTAAAACTGTTATTATTGATGACTTTCAATATGTAATGTCTAATGAGTTTATGCGTAGAGCCAACGAACGTGGCTTTGATAAATTTACTGAGATTGGATTACATGCTTGGGAAATCGCTAATGCAGGTAAGAATATGCGAGATGATGTCACTTTTGTGATGATCGGGCATGCAGAAGCCGCTACAGACCTTCAAGGTAATAGAAAGCTTAAGTTTAAGACTATTGGAAAGCTAGTAGATGATAAAGTAAACATGGAGGGTATGTTTACTATTGTTCTTTTTACAGATGTAGAAAGAGATGCCAACGGTGATATTAAACATTATTTTGTAACACAAAGTGATGGTACTACCACGGGCAAAACCCCTAAAGGAATGTTTGAAGATCTTAAGATTCCAAACGATATTAATAATGTAATTTCAAAAATCAATACATATTACGAATGAGATTAGTAGGTAAAAAAGTAGAAAGAATGAACAAGTATGGTGATGACCTTTGTATTCATTTAAAAGACAAAGGAGCAATGAAGCTATCGCCAGCTCTTATGTCTAAGTTAAACGTCACAAAAGACAAGAATAAGATAGGATTTGCTTATGCAGAAGACAAAAATGAGCATAATTACATCTATCTTGCTCCTGATAACGATGGTTTAGCTGTAAACAAGCAAGGAATAGCTAAAAATATTCCACATAATAGAGACCTAAGAAATGTATTAGGTCATTCTCCTGCAGATACTGTTAAAATATTTGTAGATTCGGACCCTACAACTTTTATGGCATATCCTGACTATGTTTTCTTCCAGTTAATTGTTAATGGAGAAACTGCTGCTGTTAAAACTACAGAAGTAGAGGAAGAAGATACTTGGGAGGCTGTGGTAGAGGCAGAAGAGCCTAAGTACGCTCTTCCAAATACAGAAGGCGGTCATCAAATGGTAGACGAAGAAGAAACAGTAGATTCAATGGACATATTTTAAATTAAATTATAATAACAATCATGTATACAATTAACGAAAAACTAGTAGTAGAAACCACAGGAGGCGCATCAGCTATTCCTGTAGGAATTAATGAAAACGTAAGCTTTGAGGGCCTTACCAAAAAACAAGATAAAAATGGTAAGTCTTATTTGAGCTTTGCTTTTAAAGATTCAGAAGGGAATGAACTTATGCATAATGAGTTTGAGGTGAATCCTGAGTATGTGACACCTAAAGAAGGTGAAAGCAAAGAAGATGCAGTTAGCCGTAGAGTAAATAACATGCTTATTAGAGTAAAGCATATCTGTACTCAATTTATCCCAAAGGAAAACTTTGTGGTTTCTGGTACTACGTATGAAGAGTTTTGCAATAATCTTATTAACCTAATGAATAACGCAAATACAAATGCGTCTCTAAGGTTGAAAGTTGTTTTAAACTACAAAGATTATAGCAGTCTTCCAAACTTTACTCCATTTATTGAGAATGTAGACACTCACCCTACATCTAAACTTAAGATTAATCCTAAGTACGACAAAATGGAGCCCGATACTGCAAAAGCTTCTATAGAAGCTGCTGCAACAGACGCGACAGTACTTCCATTCTAAAGTATAATTATGTATGATTCAAGGAATATAAATGTTCCTAAAAAACTGACAAAAGAATTGATCTTGAGTCAAGTTAGTGAATCTTACATAATGAGGCACTATCTAGGGTTCGATTTCCAACTTAATAAGGCATATAAAAGTCCGTTAAGAAAGGAGTCGAACCCTTCTTTTGCTTTATATTATAATGGAGAGGGGTTATTGAGGTTTAAGGACTTTAATGGCGCTCAGGGTTCTTGTTTTGACCTTGTAATGGTTTTGTTTTCTGTAAATTTTACAGATGGGCTAAAGATTATAGCAAGAGATTTAAATATAGCAGACTCAGATGTAGAAGCTACTAGAATAGAACTAAAAGAGTATGATAAGATTGAAAAATTTGATGCTATAAAGCATTTAATTCAATTTAAACCTAAAGAATACACACAATCAGAATTAGAATACTGGCAGAAATATAATATAACACTAGATACACTCAATAAATATGATGTGTATGCAGCAGATCTTGTGTTTCTAAATAGAAAATTAATATTAAGATCTTGGGAGACTAATCCTATTTTTTGTTATAAATTTTCTAGCGGTAATGTTAAAGTATACAGACCTTTGTGTTTTAAAAGTGATATGAAATGGTTAAGCAATATTGGACCTGAAGATATCCAGGGACTAGAAGCGCTTAATTTTAATAATTCTACTTTAATAATTACAAAATCTCTAAAGGATGTAATGTGTTTAAATACCTTAGGTTACAGTGCAGTTGCCCCTCAAAGTGAGAACACTAAAACTCAACATCAACTAATTAAAGATATAAGTGAGAATTTTGATAATGTAGTTATTTTATTTGATAATGATAATGCTGGAAAACTAGGCGCAAAAGAATTAAATAACTACATACAAAATGCAAAATGTATTTTTATACCTGATGAAACTTGTAAAGACATTAGTGACTATATACATAAATACAGTATAGAAAAAGCTAGTGAGCTATTAAAAAATTTAATATGAATGAAAATAAAGTATGGAAAGTAGTAATACCTAATTATGAAGATAAGATTCCTATTTCTCAAAAAAGAAGAGCTAAGTATTATAAAAAAGCAGATTATACAGCTAAGAAAATGCCCAAAAAGCATATTTCAAAAATAAAATCTGGACATCTTCATTTTGATAAACAAGGTTACTTAGTAGACGATAATAAAAATAGAGTACTAGCAAACCCTCTTGTAGCAGGGAAACCTAAATATTGGACGCTTAATGGGCAACGTATTTATGATGGGTCTTTGCATTATACTGCAAGATCTAAAGTAGCGCGATGGATGCATGAATATTTAGCGGAATTTATAGATCAATTGCCTGTTATAAACATTCCTAAGGGATGCTATTTAAGAGTATGGATTGATATGTATAAACCTGCAGATAGGTTAAATTGGGATTGCGATAATCAATGGCCTTGGACCAAATGGTTCTTGGATACGCTTGTAGAAAAGGGTAAAATACCTGAAGATAGTGTAGAATACGTTAGAAGTTCAGGTCAAATAAGTTATATACCTTCTGATGATAGAAAATTAGTATTTAACATTCAAATAATATAACATGTATAATATCGGAGATACGTTAGAAATAAAACCTAGCAACAAAATGAATGAGCATGTAATGAGTGTTTCGTCACTTAATTTATTTGCTACTTCGCCTAAAAAGTACCAGCAACATATTCTTGCTCCTCAAAGAGTAGACACCACTTATTTTACTAAAGGTAGTGCCGTAGATTGTCTTATAACAGAACCTGAAAAGTTTCAACAAGAGTTTGCAGTAATGAAAATCTCCAGACCATCGGGAATGATGGGAGATTTATGTAAACTATTGGCTGATTATGAAGAAGTTAATACAGATAATATACCATTTGATGAAATTTTTGACGCTGCATACATGGCAGTAGGATTTAAGCTTGCATTGGAAACAGTACGTAAAAAGTTTAAAGACCCTAAAAATGATTACACTAAATATTACAATTTTCTAGTATCCTCTAAAGGAAAGAAAGTAATTAGTGCAAAAGAATTAGCCCAGGCTGAAGAAGTTGTACATATGCTTAAGACAGACTCAGAAACTAAAAAATATATAATAGATCCAGTTGCACATCCTTTGATGGAAGTACATGACCAAATGGAATTGTTCTTTGAATTTGAAGGTATCGACTGTAAAGGGTATTTAGATAGGGTTATTGTAGACCACTCTACTAAAACTATAAAGCCAACTGACATTAAAACTACAGGAAAGTCTGTATTTGAATTTCCTAAAAGTTGTGTACAGTTTATGTATTATAGACAAGCTGCATTTTATATGCAAGGGTTAAAAACATGGATTCTTACTCAAGATAATTTAAAAGACTATACAATAGAGAATTTTAAATTTATTGTAGCAGAAATGGATTGTGTTAACAAGCCATTAGTTTTTGAAATATCAGAAGACGATGTTTACAAAGCTTTGTATGTAGGAGGAACGCTTAAGTACTCTTTGTATCCTATTAAATCTATCGTAGAGCTTATAGAAGAAGTAAAATGGCACAGAAATAATGACTCCTGGGAAATGACAAAATCTGAATATGAAAACTACACTGAAAGAGGCTGTATTCAGCTTGAGATCTTTTCAAAAATTAGAAAAGACTAGGACAACATTATTCTTGGGTCCTATGTTAGACCCAATAATTAAGAGTACAAAAGAAAAATTTGGATTCTTAAACATTTATTTAGGAGATAGTATAAGGCCTCAAGAAAAAGAGGCCTTATATGTTTTGTACAATCCTGTATTTACAAGAGAGTATGATATGTTTGAAAAACGATTAACTACCTATCCTGATTATCAGGGCTACTATGACGCAATGCCTGGGCTTGTTATGCATGTTTTTTCTATTCCTCCTTGCCACAAAGAGGATTATCATCAATATCTTTTAGGTAATTACACTAAATTCAATAATAGTTATAAACTAAACTTTAAAAAAGGTACCAATCTACACAAGATAGTACATGGACAAATAAAATATCCCGTTTGGGACAAACAATTAGAAATTTTTAATTTAAACCAAATCACTTATAAAAATGGAAAGTAGAAAGATTAAAACTAAATTAGTCGGAAAAGAAAGTGTCTTTAACATACTAGCTCTTTCGGAAGCAACAGGTTTACCTGTATTGCTTTTGGGCGAGCCTGGCGTAGGTAAGACACAAACTCTTCTTGACTATGCTGCAGCTAAGTATCAATACAATAGAGAAGCTGTACGCAAGAATACCTTTGTTATAGAATTAGACGAAGGCACTAAGACCTCTGAGATTAAAGGTCGTGTAAATATGAAATCTCTATTAGAAGATAAGGAGTACAAGATTGACGCTCCTATTGCTGATGCAAAGTTTTTACTTATTAACGAGGTTGATAAGGGGACTTCAGGTGTTCGTAACACTTTGTTGTCTGTTATGCGTGAGAAAGCTCTCTTCTATGGCGATACCATTAAGAAATGTAAGTGGGAAGTTATGGCTGGTAGCTGTAATGTTATTCCTAATGACGAACTAGAAAATCCTTTCTGGGATCGTTTTGTTCTTACAGAGAAAGTAGTAAGAGTTGGTCTTGATGTCATGAAAGACATGTGGAAAAAAGGAGAAAGCATACAAGAAGTAATAGTTAATGTACCTACAAAGGCTGAAGTAGCTGCATGTAAAATAGATCCTAAGCTTATGTCTAAGTTTCTAACTTCTGTATATACTGCTGGCTCTGATCGCACCATCTATCAGCTTCCTATGATTGTTCAAGCTACTAAGCTTGTGTATGGTCTAAGCGATTCTCAAGCTATTATTAAAGTATGTGAGCTTGTTGCTCCTGATAAGTTAGGTGATGTTGCTGCTAAGCTAGAAACTAAGAGAGAAAACAATGTAAGATCTCTTGTAAGTCAATACCATTCTATTGTAGAAGCTGGTAACTGGGCATATACTCAGTTGTTTAGTACTCAATTAGTAGAAGAGCTTAATGATTTAAATAAGACAGTAGGGTATAAAGACAAAGCATCTTATCTTATGCACGATATGTTCTTTATTCTTGGCGAATACGCTTCTGCAAATAAGCATAATATGTCTGAAGTTCAAGCTATTATGAGTGTAGTTTTGTCTAAAACTGAAGTTAATACTTCAGATCAGGATTACCTAAATATGTTAATGGAAAAAGTAGCAGAGCATGGATTACAGTCTTAATTTCTCCGATAAAAGGGGAGGTTTTTGGGGTAGAAATAATATGTATTCAGGGGACACGCCTAATGTGTCCCCCGATACAGCTAATTCTATTATTAAAAACAAAACTGACCCTATTCTAGGTTCTTCTGTATTTACAAAGATACATAGAGAACTAAAATGTAACGAGTTTCTTGAAAACAATGGCGGTGCTTCTAGTATCATTATGGATGCTTTTAGTCACTGGCATAAAAAAGACAAGAAATACGAAATAACTCCAGACAAGTACTGGTGGCATAATTTACTTTCTAAAGTAGATAACCACTTGTTACAGTATGCTACTAACGACAAAGCAGGATATTCTTACCTTGCTGCCTCTAAAACTATGGGAATTTTAGATAAGTTGTATAAAAAGCACGGTGATGATCTTAAACAAAAGCTTAATCAAATGAATGAAGACATTCAAAATGGCAACGAGCCTTTTGATAAAGAATTTGAAAAAGATATGAACTCTGCCGCTAATGCAGCTAAAAATCAAATTAAAAAAGACATAGAGAAAGCAGACAATACAGGAATGCAAGCAGGTAAGGGTAACACCAAAGAAGATCTTGATATGATGGATCTTATGATGGACCCAAGATTGCAGCAACTTGTTAGTGTAAAAGGTAGTAATATACAAGACTTTCTAAAAGTCACTATTGATAAAGCTACTGAATGTGTTGGAGGTAAAGCCACTATAGTCGAAGAGTCTATATTTGACGCTGAAGATATAGAGGATCTAATTAATATAGAAAACTTTGCTCATGTAGCATTATTTGATGATCTTGTTACAAAGACCAGAAAATATACTACTAGTTTTGATGTATATATTGATGATTCAGGTTCTATGGGAAGCTATGCTGATATGGGAGACTATAGTAGATCAGTTAAATATAGAGATCTTGCAAGAATGGTTGCTTTTAAATTAGAGCAAATGAACATTCTTAGAGATTGCTATTTGTTTTCTAATCGAGGTAAGATGCCTAAAATAGATAAGAAACACTTATTTGCAGCTCACATTGGTGGAGGAACTGACATTGCTCAGTGTATTAAAAACTCTAAAAAAGTCAATAGACCTGCTATAATCATAACTGATGGTTGGGATGATATAAATATGGAGAATGACTATCATAAAGATTGTTTTATTCTCTGTGTAGGTATGGATTCTATGTCTGAGAGTTTTGAAAGATTTGCTAAAAACAAGCAAATTATATTTTATCAAAATGGTAAGTTTTTAAAGACTACTATAAGTAGAGATAAATGGGAGAGAACAATAATTCAAGGGGTAGCAGCTTAGCTACCCCTTTTAATCTTATTAAAAATGAATGAAAAAGAAATAATACAAGGACTTATGCTTATGCTTAAGGATGAAAATATTAATGTAACTAAGCTAGTGGATAGAATAGGCTTTACTAAATATAAAAAGTTTGATAAAGCCCTAAACGCTGCTTTTAATCTTATTAAACATGACTAAAAAAGACTGCAGCTTTGCTATTATTAAGAATATAGGCAAAGAAAGACATCTTATTACAGATGGAGACGAAATATATGATACAGATAGTGAAGAAAAAGCTATTAATCTTGTATCTGTACTTAACCAAAATACAGACAGTGGCTGTACTTATGAAGTAATTTCAATACCCAATAGAAAAAAATAATGAGCATTTCAATAGATAATTACAAAATACATGATGTTATTGACATTGTTGCTAAAACAATGAAAATCTCACCGAAAGATATTATCGGAGAAAGTCGAAGCAGACATCTTGTAGACGCTAGAAGAATAATTATAAATATAGTACTAGCTGAAGAGTGCTTTAGTATAAGTGAGACAGCTAGAACTTTGAACAAACATCACGCTACTGCTATACACTATAGAAACACACATGAATCTTTATGTGTGTCTAATCCTGCCTATAAATCTCTATATGATATTTGTTTAAAAAGGTATAAAAATGAAGTTCAACTTTCATTTCAAGATTTCTTAAAACTAAATGATGAAAATTCTGATTTACGTAAAAAGATAGAAAGTCTTGAAGAAGATAAAAAAGAATTATCTTATAGTATTCTTAAGCTTGAAAAGAAATTTAGAATGAACAACTATCAACTGGTTTAACCAAAACAAAGATGATGAGTGAAGAAGGAATTGAAACACATAGGTGGGGCTATTACATAAAGGAAGATAATAAACTAATTGCAACTTGCCTTGCTAAAACATTATATGAAGCAGAATCTTATTTTGAAGAAATAGAATTAAGTTGTGATGGGTATGTAGAGATTAGAATATTAAACCAAAACAAAGATGGAAAATAACATAGAAGATATATCGAGAGAGATACACGTAATACAATCAAAGAAAAATGCAATATTATTTGCAGAGTTTGTAAGTAATGACCAAGTATTTGACGACTTTTGGAGTATGTCTAAGGAACATAAAGAAAAGATATACCAACAATACTTAAACCAAAACAAAGATGAGTAAACCACCTATAGGATTGAAACCTAAAAAATATCATTCATTAGAACGACTTAATGAAGTACGTTCTGCTATCGTAAG